ATATCAATAAACGCATCCCTTCCACAAGAAGTAAAGCAAGCAGATTTCTTAAGCTATCTATTTAAGATGTTTAACCTTTACATAGTACCCGATAAGATAGACCCTAAGAAGTTAATAATTGAGCCGAGAGATACCTTCTACACTAATGATGTAGTAGACCTTACTAACTACTTAGATATGTCAAGAGAGTTGCTGATTAAACCTATGGGAGTTCTTGACTTCCGTAAGTTAGAGATGACCTACAAAGAAGACAAAGACGAGTACAATAAAAAGTATCAGGACTTATTTAGAGAGCCTTACAGCACTAAAAGAGTAGATGTAAATAATGACTTCTTAACCCAGACAAAAAAAGTTGAAGTTGGTTTTAGTGCAACTCCTTTATCAAATACACCAAATTTTCACGATAGAATCTACTCTAAGATTAGAATGGAAGACCCACCTAAACAAAACGCTGATTTACCTTCGTTCAATATTCGTATCCTGTACTATGGTGGTTTAGTACCAACTTCAACAGGGTGGGCTTTGAAAGATAATTCAGGGACAAATAACTATGTAGAATTCCCTTACGCAGGTATGCTGGATAGTTTAGCAACTCCGCAACTTGACTTAGGGTGGGCGATGCCTAAAGCTATTAATTACGGATTAGGTAATATGACCTACACCAATGGGAATTTGTATAATAGATTTTGGCGTAAGACAATCGAAGAGATAACAGATAAGGATTCAAAGTTAGTTGCAGGTTATTTCCACTTGACCGAAAATCAATTTGCGAATCTTGACTTTAGAAAACTCTACAAGATAGATAAACAATTTTACAGACTTTACACTATTGAAAACGACCTTACAAATAATGACCCGTGCAAACTTGAGTTTTTAAAGTTAAAAGTAGCACCTCCGTTTATTCTTCAATCAGGAAGCGGTAATGGTGGAGGCGGTGCGCAATTGGAAAATGAAGATATGCCCATGTTCACAACTAAGGACAATGGATTAATCTTTACAGACGAAAAGCGTAGGCAAACATCCGTTCAAGGTTACGACGATGGCAATACTCACTTCTTGCCATTCAGCGAAGAGGTGGCATTTATTGAAGATAGCGAGGATGTTATTTTGCCAGATGCTGAACAACAGCTATTAGACGGAGTTCAACCTATTATCAGAATAAAGAATATCAACGGAGGTTCGGTTAAATTGTATCCTATCAAAGTAGGTCAAACAATAAATAGTGCTGGTAACTTTACTCTACAAAACCACCACACCGTTGAATTAATGGCGTATAAAGGTAACTGGCAAGTAATGGTAATAGTAAACACAGGAGGCTCATAAATGAACGAACTAATAAAGAATTTTAGCGAGATAAGGCACATCAAAGAATTACTAAGTGATTTAGATTTTATAGATATACTTAAAGAAATTGAGAAATGATAAATAATATATTAATTGCGATAGGGGTAAAAACGGGCAACTCTGAAGCCGAACTTAAAGACCTTGAGAAAGGCTTAGACAAAACAGGCAAGAGTGCTAAAGAAGCGAAAAAACAAGTAAGCGACTTTGATAAAGCGGTTGATAACATTCCGGGCAGCGCAGGTCAAGCGGCAAAAGGAGTAAAAGACTTATTCAATAGTTTTAAGGTACTAATTGCAACGCCTATCGGTATAGCAATTACCGCATTAGTAGCAGCGTTAGGGGCTTTGTATTCTATCTTCAAAGACTTTGCTCCAATTACTGATTTGGTTACTGATAAATTTGCAATGTTAGGAGGTGCTTTTAGGGGTTTACAAACTGCCGTTTATAACTTTACTCAAGGATTAGGGTTCAGCACTAAGGCAATAGGAGAACAAGCCGCAGCAGCAGAAAGGTCGTCTAAGATGTTGAGGGATTATGAGGACAATCTTAGCGCATTTAATTTAAAGCAAGCGCAATATGAGGCTCAAATTGACAAGTTAATTAAGCAATCAAAGAACAAATCTATCAGCGAGAAAGAGGCAAATGAATTAATCAAAGAAGCAACAAGACTTCAAAACCTTCAAATAGAAGACTTAAAGAAAAACCAGAGGGAGGAAACTGCTATCTTAGTTGAGAAAGCAAAAGCGGCAGGGGCAACTTATGAACAAATCTTAGCGATTCAAAAAGGTGCAACTATTGAGAGTTTAAATAACGTAAATGATGCGGCAGACGATGAACTTAAGGCACTTCAAGAAAATTACACTAAGCGAGTTCAGGCGTTAGGTAACTTGGAGGAAAAGAGAGAAAAAATAAACAACGCAAGCGCAGTCATAGATGAAAAAAGAAAAGCTAAAGAAGAGAAATCAATAGCCGACTTACAAAAGAAAAAAGAGGATGCGTTAAAAGCAGAAGAGGAAGCGAAAAAGAAAAAAGAAATCTTCGACAAAGACAACGAAGAGAGGGCTAAAGAACTAAGAGAAAAAGAAAAGGCACAAGAGCAAAACGATAGGGAAAGGAGAAAATCTTTAACAGAATCAGAGCGTGAAGAGTATGCTGCTAACATTGAGGATTTAAAATCTATCAAAGACGATGAACTATTATCTGAACAAGAACGATTTGCAGCTATTGACGAACTAAATAAAAAAGGAGTTCTTTCAGCACAACAAGCGGCAGATGCAAAAGTTGAGATAGCAAAAAAAGAAAATGATGCTAAAATGGCTTTATTAGATGCTTATAGCTCTATCCTTAGTACTGCATCGGATATGGCTGGCAGAGATACGGCAGCGGGTAAAGCGTTAGCAGTTGCATCAGCTACTATTTCAACCTATACTGCAATAGCTAAAACATTATCAGCATTTTCTGGAGTTCCAGTTCCGGGTTATGCAATAGCTCAATCAATCGCTACTGGTATAGCAGGACTTGCAGCGGTTAAAAATATATTAGCAGTTAGAGTTCCCGGAAATAATGGTGGCGGTGGAGGAGGCGGTGGAACTCCAAGTCTACCTCCTGTTATCAGACCTTCATCTTCGTTTACAAGATTAGGAAATGAAGAGCCGATAAGAACTACTAACGAAGGCGGCAAGGTAAGAGTGTTTGTAACTGAATCAGATATTACGAACGCTCAAGAAAAAGTCAATAGCATCAAAACTAAAGCGACAATTCAATAATACTAAAACTCAATATTTTATATTTAAGATTATGAATTTACCATTGTTTGAATTAACGATAGACGATAACGAAGAGAGCGGTGTAGATTTTATCGCTTTGGTAAAAAGTCCTGCTATCGAATTGGAGTGGCAAGCGTTTAGTAATTCTATTAAATATGAATTTAAAGCCGACACGGAAAAGAAAATCATAAGTGGTGCGGCAATGATTCCTAATATTCCTATCTTAAGGAAAAGAGATAATGGGGAATTTTACAACGTATTCTTTAAACCCGAAACGATTGAGAAAATAGTTGAGCGATTCTTTAAACACGACTACACTAAGAATTTTAACAAGTCCCACAGCTCCGAAATTGCAGAAGGAGTTTACTTGATAGAATCTTTTATTATCAACTCTGAAAGAGGGATAATGACTCCGAAAGGATACGACAAAGTGCCTGACGGAACTTGGTGGATTTCGTGCAAGGTTGAGAACGAAGAGATATGGCAAGACTTTATTAAGACAGGCGAGTTTAAGGGGTTCTCGGTTGAGGGAATCTTTAAGCATAGCAAGTCGCAAGACGATGAAATAGTGGAGGCGTTACTTGAATTAATTACTAATTAAAAAAATATAAATATTATACGTTATGGAATTGAAAGATTTAATCAAAAAAAACCTACCTGCTTTAAAGAAAATTCTTTTTGAAGAAGAAGAAAAAGTTGAGGTAAAAATGGATGAAGCCAAACTAAGTGATGGCGTTACTATCGTTAAGTGGGAAGGAGAACTTGCAATGGGTTCACCTTTGTATGTGATTTCAGAAGAAGGCGTAACTCCTGCACCAGATGGAACTCACGAACTTGAAGATGGCAGAACTATCGTATCTCAAGATGGTTTGATTACTGAAGTTAAAACAAAAGAGGAAGAAAAAGAAGAAGAGGGAGAAACTGAAGTTAAAGTTGAGAACTTTGCAAAAGTAGAAGACGTTAAGAGCATCGAGGTAAGACTTTCAGCTATTGAAGCAGATAGCACCGCTAAGTCTTTAGTTGCTAAGTTTGAAGCCTTGAAAGCAGAGAACGAAACATTGAAAACAAGTCTTAAGTTAATGTTCGAAGTAGTTGAGAAAATCAGCGGAGAACCTGATGAAGTGGAAGTGATTGAGCCAGAGAATAAAGACAAGAAAAAACTTGACTTGTTTAATTCAATCGAAGAAGTAGCAAAAATTTTAAACAAAAAATAAAAAAATTATGGCATTTAATGTATCGGGCTTAGCAGCCTACACCAAACCAAACGAGCGTGAGTTAATGATTCAATCATTATTCACTGCTAAATCTATTCAGTTAGCAACTAAGATGCCTAACGTGAAGAGCACTATGCAAGTTAACGTACTTGACACAGATGCAATTTTCCAAACAGGTGCATCATGCGGCTGGACTGCAAGCGGAACTACTACCTATTCAAATAGGACTATGACCGTTGCGGCTATTAAAGTTCAAGAGGCTTTGTGTCCTAAAGAACTTGAAACTAAGTACCTTCAGTTATTGTTGCCTTCTGGTTCAAACCCTAAGACAATACCATTCGAAGAGCAGTACACTACTTTGAAATCAGGTTTAATTGCCGAACAATTAGAGACTGCATTTTGGAGAGGCGATACAACTTCATTGAATGGTAATTTAAACAAGTTTGATGGAGCTTTAAAAATCATTGATGCAGCAAGTGGAGTTATCGAAGCTAACGTATCAGGATTTATGACAGGCGCACCTTATAGCGTATCTGGTGGAATTACTCCTTCGAATGCTATTGCGATTATGCAAGGTGTTTACAGAGCAATTCCTGTTGAGTTGTTAGGTAAAGCAGACCTTAAAGTATTTGTAGGAATGGCAACATTTAGAGCCTATCAAATGGCGTTAACAAACGCTAACTTATTCCACTACAATACTAACGCAAGCAATAGCGATTTTGAAATCGTAATTCCGGGAACTAACTTGACCGTAGTAGGTGTAAATGGTTTGAACGGAACTAACAGAATTATCGCTATGAGAACTTCTAACTTATTCTTTGGTTGCGACATCGCTGATGAAGAGTACAAGTGGGAAATTTTCTACGCAGTTGAAGCTATGGAAGTACGTTGGAACGTAGAGTTCAAAGCAGGTGTTCAGATTGCTTTACCAAACGAAATTGTTAAATTCACTTTAGCTTAGTAATATATGCCTTGCGCAATAACATCAGGATTTACCATCGACTGCAAGGATGCAGTTGGTGGTCTTAAAAACATTTACTTGGCAACGGGCGTAAGTGGTTCAACAATTACTTCAAGCGTAAGTGGTGGAGTAAGTTTGGTGTCTGGAGTTACCTTTTACAAATATGAATTAATGCCGCAAGGTGCTGATTCATTTGAAGAGGCAATTCAATCTAATCCTGCAAACGGAACTATCTTCTACCAACAAACGGTAGTAGGTAACTTCCCTAAGATGAGTCAAACAAGCAGAAATAAGTTTCAATCGATTGCACAAACTAAACCTTTAGTTGTAATCGAGAAAAAGGATGGAACTTATTGGTTACTTGGACAAGTTTATGGATGTGAAGTTACTGCAGGAAGTCATTTATCAGGTAGTGCAATGGGAGATTTCAATGGTCAAACACTTACTTTAGTAGGTAATGAAGCTAACCCAGCGCAGCAATTAACCTCAATAAGTGCAATCACAGTAGGAGTTTAGTTGTTTTTTTCATATTTTAGTTGTTAGGGAAGCCACTCGGAGTAAAATCTGGGTGGCTTTTTTACTATCAACCCACTTATTTATATTTAATGATATGATTAACCTTAATTTTGGGAACAATAATGTAGCCTTAACACTAAGTGAAAGCACTACAATAAGCAATCCTAATTATTTATTTCAGTTTATCAACGCTACTTCACTCGAGGAAGTGGTTTTTATTGCCTCTGATACATCGAATTTCAAAGATAGATATAACTTATTCGTTATTCAATTGGTTGCAAAAAACGCTATTAACTTGCTTAATGGGCAAATTTACTTAAACGATACAGGTTATTGGACTTATAACATCTATCAGCAAGCAAGCCCTACTAATTTAGATATAAAACTTACAGGAGCTTTAGTTGAAACGGGAAAAGTCCTATACAATTTTACTCAAGACAATACAATAGAACTCGAACAAGATAATAAAGTGATAATTTATGGCTGATTATAGTACAAGTCAACGCATTGGATTTAGTGCCGAACCTTTGAGTTCGTACCAGATACCAGCGTTTACTAAAGATAGAAGGAACGAATACGTTAACTATGGCGAGGACAATAACTATCCTCAATACCTTTGTGATTTATTTAATCGCTCGGCTAAACATAACGCTATCTTAACTGCTAAACAAAAGTGGACTTTTGGGAAAGGATTGAAGGTTGTAAAAACAGACAACTTAGATTCAATGATAAAGGCTCAACAACTTTTATCTAAGCCTAATCAATTTGAAAGTCTTAACGACATATTTAAAAAATTAGCATTAGATAAAAGATTATACGGAGGATATGCTCTTCAGATTATCTGGGATAAAGGAGGTCAAAAAATTGCTAAGATATTTCACGTTGACTTTTCAAAGGTTCGCAGCTCTGTAGATAATTCTAAATTCTTTTACTCAAATAATTGGGCTGATAAAAAAGAAACCATTGTTGAGTTTAACGCATTTAATACAGACAGAAGAAAAGGTTTACAACTTTACTATTGTAAGGATTACAGACCAACGCTTAAGACTTACCCTTTACCAGATTATATTGCAGCAGTACCTTACATCGAGGTAGATGTTGAGATTGCAAACTACCACAGAGCAAACATTCAGAATGAGTTTTTCTTTGGAGGTATTCTAAATTTTAATAACGGAGTTCCAACTGATGATGAACAGCGTGATTTAGTTCGCAGGATTAACCGCAAACATCAAGGAACAAACAATGCTGGAAGGTGGATTATAAACTTTTCAGACGGAGCGGACAAAGCACCGAATGTGATTCCTATTCAGCCTAATGATTTAGACAAGCAATTTGACATCCTTAATAAGACCGTTCAAGAAGAGTTGTTTGTAGCGCACCGAGTTACTTCTCCGATGCTTTTAGGAATAAAAACAGAAGGTCAACTTGGAGGAAGAACCGAGATGGT